TGGTTTAAATGTAGTCATGCTGTGTACCTCGCTGTCTTGTAGTCTAGTTCACAGACAATCTTGCCATGCCAACCAGATAGTTTGTTCTTTACAACATTGATATGTCTCTGAGGAGATTGTTCCTCTTCACCTTCAACGTCAGGGTTCTTGGCGAGTAGTAGCATAAGATCTGCTTCGGCAGCCTTACCTGTTCTACTACCTTCCATCATGGCTTGGTTAAGTATAACCTTGCCCTCTGCTTCTGCAGATAGCTGTGACATGTAGAATATAGCACAGTTATATTGCTTTGCAATCATTCTTGCATGTACAGCATTAGCCTTGAGTGCTTCATCTTGCCTAGCAAATCCTGCCGTTTTGGCAAACTTGTCACCCATGTCTAATATAACGACATCAGGTTTAAAAGACTTAGCAATGCTTTCAACCCATGCCATGTCTCGCCCTGTAGAATCATACAACTTAATGTTATCCCT